AGCAGCCGGGTCAGCAGCACTATGAGAAGGCATAACTACAAATGGGGATATGGACTTTCTACCCCTGAACGATACACTGCCCCATGCCTCTCTCCCAACGATAATGCAGGTATAAACATCTGCGCTTGTACCATCGGTTGAGATGGTCGTACCATGAGCACCGCCTCCACTGGCAAACGGAGCGTAGACTGTGGACATGAGGAATCTGATATTCCCAATCGACCCAAGCTCGTTGGGTTCGATTTTAACGCCATGCCCGTAATCCTTAACGCCGGTAAAGCCTGTAATATCCGAAATGACATACCTTGCATCCGGGTGGATAAAACCCCAGTATGCAGGGAGTATGGCCTCAGTGTTAAAGTCCTGAGTGCTCTGTCCGAGGTCGGTGAAATACTCCGCCAACGCCCTCGCCATTGCTCTTTCCGCCCATCTGAGGTCAGTTATGTCGATTACGGTATTGATATCGGTTCTTGCCGTCCCATTGGCTCTCCTCAATATCGTACCGGCTTTATAGACGTTATACCTCTTTGTCTCAATGGTTGTAGCCGCCTGTTCGCCAAGTCTCTGTGTGGCGATATTAACCTTGAAATCAGGGTGAAGGTAATGAAGCACATCCGTGGTCTGAATCAACCCTATATGCTGGTCAAGTGATGCGCTTACCTCTTCCCTTTCAAGCTGAACTGCTATGGGGGTAATGCCCTCATCCACTACAACCGTGCTGATCGGAAGGGAACTATACCTTCCCCACCTTACTACCCTTGTATTGTTTTCAGGCTGGTCTTCGTTAAGGGTAATAGCCTTTTCGAGGTTATTCTTCGGAACACCTACCTTCAACATCTGCTTTGCTAATCTCCCCTCTTTTGCGCCGGGAGTTAAGACGCTATCTAAAGTTATTCCTTCTGCCATTTTAATGCCTCCTTTTTTTAAATAACCGAATCAAATCCTTCATCAAAGGTTGTAGCCCCTTTGTGTTTCCCCCCTATCTTTACGGGAGATTTTATTGAATTTACTACAACCGTACTTTCGAGTTTATCTTTATCCACAGGTTCGCCTTTCGGTTCCACTATTAGTTTATCGGTGACAACCTTCTCTGAAAACATAGGCGCAACTTCCTCAACCGCCCGTTTTAAAGCATCAGCGAAACTTAAACCTTGACCTCTATAGTCATCCCTTACCGCCTGAACTAATCGGACTGCATAAGGATTACACGTATTTGGCTTGGCAACATCAAGGAATGGATATTTCTTTTCAGACTCCAGTTTTATTTGCTCTACGGCTTCAGTCAATACTTTGTTGGAAAACTCGGTGTTGACTACTGCTGTAGCTTCTTTCTGTGTGACGCTTGCCAGACGATCAAATTTGATGGCATTGATCTGTTTACGGATTCCCCTTGCCTCATCCTTGTTGTCTCCAAGCATTGCATCGAAATATTTATCCTCAAGTTTGTCAAGCTCAGTGTCCTCTTCATCCGATTGCGTTTCTACCGGCTTAACCTCTGGCTTTACGCTGAGTTTATCTTCTAACTCCTTGGCCTTTCTTTCCGCTTCCTCTCTTTTACCTCTCTCGGCCTTAATTATTCCCTCAGCAGTCCTCCACCTTCGGTAGTTGGTGATACTGTTTTCGTCTTCACCATCTGCTGGTTTTTTAAACTCAGGCTTGGCGGTGTTGTCAGACTCTACAGTTTCAGGTATCGTTTCTTGTGGCTTTTCCTCTACGGGCTTCGTTTCAATTTCTGTGGATGCCTCCACTACAACTGCTCCCTCTTTCTCCGGTTCTGGTTCGGGAATGATAGGGTCAGGTTCTTTTTCTTTGACCAAATTATCCTGCTCAGAATTCCAGCCTTTAAGGAACTCAGTTTCTTCTGTTACTTCTCCTATTACTTCTTCTTTTTTCTCTTCTACTTTTGCTACTTCCATTTACTCCTCCATCGCTGGTTTTATAAACTCAGCTTAAAATCTTTTACCTTGCCCTTATGGACTAAGGAATTTCTCAAAAAAAAAGACCCAAAATCAATGTCCCATTGGAACACCAACTTCGGGTCTTCAATTACCCTTTCGGGGTTGAATCTAACCGATTACTAAGTTACTCTAAACTTTATCTTAACATCTGAAATCCCACCGTCGTTACAGTGAATTTCAATACTTTCCGTCATTCTATTTAAAATAGGTATTTCGATATCATCTGTCTTTATAGTCAGCTTTCTAAAGACCTCCGCCAATACCTTCTTGTTATCCATTTTAACTACGTTCCTTTTTAAGAAAACTATGTTCCTTTTTAAGAAAGGATACTATCTCCCTGCATTTTTTAATGCCACCCTGAATTATCAGAAAATCTTCCCCTCTGCTATTCTCATTGTCCTGATGACCTTCTGCAATTAAGACCTCAAGTAACTGAACAAACACATCTATTGTACCCTTATGTCCATCATTTAATTCATCAAGGATTTTATTCTTAGTCTCAAATAGCTCTGACTTATTCTGCATTTGTCGGTTCTCCTGTCAATTCCTTGGCTATTCTTATCCCACCCTCAGCGTTTTCAATTTGTGTCTTTTCTATATTTGCTTTAGCCTGTTCATTGGAAATTGCCGTAGCATCTACATCGTGCTTGCTTTTTATGTTCTCAATAGTCTTAGCTTCCAGCTCATGCGGTATTTGAGAGATAATCTTGGCAGTAGCGGCCTCGGTTTTCTTTGCTGTCTGTGTGTCCTTACCGATTTTAGCCTGTGCAAGACCTTCCTGTAATGCTAATTGTCTCTCCTGTTCCTGCTGTCTTTGTGTAACCTTTTCCTGATATTTCTCCTCGGATAAGACAATTTTATCGTACTCAGGAATGTCCGAATTTTTACCGATCATCTTTAACCACGCATCCCAATCAATCCGGTCTTTTGCTTCATCCGGCATACTCTGGATTAAGAACGCCCACTGTTCTACAATCGCCTGATGGATGATAGCCGCAGCGGAGCCTATGGTTTCAATGTCCATATCGCCCTTTATACCTTCATCGTCATTGAACGCCATGTTCCAGCGATACACAGATGCAAGGTATGACTTATGGGCTTCATCGAAATTCCCAACAAGGCTTTTAATAAAATCAACCATGCTGGCAAATTTTATAGACATCCCCTTTGCGGTTTCCTCTGGAACATTAGAGGGACTTCCAAACAAATAAGACGGCAGAGTTGAATCCGTATCGCCCTGATTTCGGAAATCGTTCTTAATAGCAAGGTATTCCTGTGAATGTGATTCTACCTGATAAAACCGTAACACGGGAATGTTGGAATCCTGCCCCCGACCCAAACGGACATACATCTTTCCTTTATGGATATTGGCAGCATCTTTTATAAAGTCCTTATGGAGAAGCTCTATGTTAATTTCTCCACATGGACCGGAAATCCAACCGGCATTTGTAAGCATGTTCCTATCACATGCAGCCATTCCCAACTGTGCGTATCTGACAATTTTAGGCAGACCCTTGCCGAATATAGATGTCTCGTTTTTCTTGTAGTAAAACAGATGGTAAATGTCGCTGAGTTTGGTACATTGTTTTTTCGACCATGTTGCAATTTTTATTATCTTCTTGTCAAGAAGCCATACATTACAGAAGAAATTAGATTTCAAATCATCTTCATTTTCAGGTGTATCTATGACACCCAACTCAAGTAATTTATGACCATCTATATAGCAATCACGCTCTACAACCTCATAATCCTCTGAATCTACGACTGGCTGTTGAGGGTTTATACCCATTGTCTGTGCAGTAGTTTCCCAGTCTCTTAACTTATAGTTGCCTTTTGGCGTAGTCTTTAGGAATTCATAGATAACATCCCCAAAGAAGTCCGACCGCTTTGCCAAATCCAAAAGATTATGTTTTGGAAAACGATAAAGAATATCCACAAATCTGCATTTATCAAGTACAGTTGACCCCATATCGGGAAAGAAATTGAAAATCAGGATATTCTCGGCGGAAGGTCTTTTTTGTTTCTTTTCTCCTTGTACCCATGATAAGGTATCTGGATTAAAGACTACCTTGGTAGCCGATGTATACTCCTGTGTAAGCGCACCTTTGATTATGCCAGTTCCGTAATCTATGCCTGCATATAACTGTTCTTTTTGTTTCTCTCTGTATTTATCCTCTAAAAGCTGATCTGCGATAACAACCGCCATTTTCTCACATCTTTCGGAGGTAAATGCCTTTATAGCCCCTTCAATGATCTCTGAAGTTAAAGGGGTTGAGTTACCCGTCTCATCTTTCATATTAGCAGTCAGGGTTTCCACTATATAATCAAGTGTTTCCTGACTTACTGAAGGAATCGGAGACGTTTTAATATGCCAGTTCTTTTCTTTTTCTGAGAATAAATGCTGACTGAGCTTTGCTTTTAAAGGTTCTGTCTTAGAAGTTGTATATCCGGGATACATCCTCGGCTCATCAGCAGACATTTTAGCTTCAGATTCAGGATCGTAAACCTGCTCGATTTGCCTAAGTGATTGTAGCCATTCTTCTTCTTTTGGTTTACGAAGTGCTTCATTCGCATCAAACTCAGATTTAATAGAAATACCTAACCTATCAAGAGCCTTATGATCTAAGTTTTCCAGTTTAATCAATCTTCGCTCCTTTTGATGAATGGCGATATTACATTATTCTGTATACATTAAAGCATACGCAATATTAAAAAGCAAGCATTTTGTTTATATGTCCTATTAGTAAAACATATCTACCCCGCTATTGTTGGAATGCTGTAAGTCTTCTGTGGATAACTATATTGTTCAATATCATAGTACCGTGAAAAGGGAAAGTCCCTAATCACATCGTACAGGTAAGACCACGCATCTAAAATATCCTTCTTCCCGAATGGGAACTGATCTATCTCTAATTTAATCTTCTCTCTGGTAGCGGCTGGGATAGACATAGACATATGCAGTTTACCG